AACTTGGACTGACATTGCATTTTCATTTTGACTAAATAGCTCTTCAATAACTTCTGCCTGAAGTTCATCATAAGTGTCTTGAAGATACTTATGCATTTTAGGCGTGATCTTCTTAGAGAAATTTTCTAAAAATTTCATTTCTACACCTCCATTTTTACTTGAATTCCTAAACATGTCGTCAATTTTACTAGTAAAATTCTTAAACATTTCTTTAAATTCATCATCTTTATTAGTAAAGAATTCAGAACCAGTAAATGCAGGATTTTCACTATCTCCAACGACACTAATTCCACTTAATGACCCATCTAAGAATTCAATTTTTTCAATTCTTCCTTTGCCATCTTTGTGTAATTTGTAATCAATCGTATTAGGGTCTAATTCAAGTGATTGTTGTTTGCCAATAATTTTATTAGCAACCTCACCTATATTATCTTCTCTTCCTGTAAACAACACAATATCTGTAAACGCTCAAGTATTCCCATCCTCTTCTTTAAATTCAATATCAGAAGATTCTGGAACATATCCATAAATTGACTGCTCCGCATGATGGGCTTTAAAGTCATCGTCCTCTTTACTATAATGAGCGACAACAGGGGTTTGTGGTAATGTTTTAATTAACTTATTTGAAAAGTCTTCTGTAAACATTCTTTTATCTGCTGTCTCCCCTATATAAAACACCTTTAACTTGCAATGCGTTACAAATTCATTTATTGCTTGTTCATTGAAAGAACTGTGAGGAATTTTTTGAATCTCTGCGGGAATGCTTGTGTTAATTTGCATTATCCTCACCTCTGTCTTTATTGTCTCCCGTTCCTGAGTCATCATCAGCTTGACCATCTATATCATTATTACGGCCACTATCATCGTCATGGTCTCCTTCGTTCGCCGCATTTTGTGTATGCGATGAAGCAAGAGGTTTTAATAGACTATCTAGATCAAGTTCATGTTCTAATTTGCCTCTGTCACTTAAATGTTTTTGCTTAATACCTGTTGATACTACTGCTTCCATTCTTCCTAGTCCAAAACTAGCGTTTTCACGATAAGTTTTAACTTGGTCTGCTTCTTTAGCAATTGTGATTGGAAGCAATCTTATTTCGGCTTGGAACGGTTTGAACTTGCTTTTATACAAGTTATTAACCAAAACATTCATATATGTATTTATTTCTGTCAAGTACTTTCAAACAAAAGCTTGATCAGCTGATTGATTTATATCTAACGCTTTATCGCTTTCGCCTGTAAAAATTGTTGAGTTTAAACCAGCTGAATTAAATAAAGTATTATACGATTGTCCTATTTGTTTGTTTTCTACAGAGCTTTCTTCCTGTAATCTTATTAGCTCAGACTCGCCAAATGTTGTAATTGTTTCTAAGCCATCATGTCTCTTGGTGATTTTGTTAATAGCCTCTTGAATAGACGCTACCTCTTCAACTTCAAATATTGGCATATCTTCATAAATTGGGATTCTATGAATTAAAATGCTTTTCAATTTATTATCACTGCGTTTTAATTCATTTGCTCTAAAACCTTCATATTCAAGTATTCCCTCTAATGCTTTTAAAATGGCGGCATTTCTGCGTCATTTACATATAAAGAACTTGCATGGCGAGGTTCTAAAGGCATTCACCTATTTGTTGCTCTATCTGCCTCATTTTCATCGAATATTTTTAAATTCTTTTGGAAATATTCCAAAGACTTTTTCTCTATCTTCTTTCATAAATTGATCAAAATATGATGTATCAAATTCAATAGCTTTTGTACCTTGATTTGTTTATAAATGGTTCTACAATATTCATTTGGTAAAATCAATACTGAAACTGTGTTACTAGAAGTGGTTTTCTGTCCGTAAAAATAAACAGAACCTTTAATAAATAATTCCTTTAAAATCTCAGGGACTAAACTTTCTAAATTCATTCCATCAACTGACTCTATCATATTGTTATATTTTTCCATATATTCTTCACTTTGCACATCTTTCGTCTTGTCTAGTAAAATTGGTAAAACAGTATATCTAGTATAAAACATATCCGCAAAATATGAGATAATCTTACTATAGTTTGCGTCTAAACTAGCAAGTGTAGATGATACATCAGCCGCATCTACAGAATTTGTATATGCCCTTTCCAGAAGTTTTTCTAAATCATTTTTAGTATTTATATTAAAATATCTTCTACTAATTGTTGTATGTTCCATTTTATTCCCTAATCTTCTTTCTCCAGAATAAACTTTATTCATTTTCTTAGAATAATTTCTAAAACTTCCAATTTTTCTCTCTATGTGATGTGAAGTTTCATTTTAATTTCATCTGCCATTACTTCACCTCCTAGTTAGAATGCATTATGTAATCTGCTACATTTCGTTTCTTTCTTTGTTTTTGGTATAATAAGGTACTTCTATATAATTATGAACTGCATAAATTCCATATTCAGCTGCGGAAAGAAGTCTTTTGTATTTACTACTTCTTCTTTACTTTTAACTGGTTTGGATTTACATTATCGCTAACATCAACTACATCTAAGTTTCTCATTTCTTCTTGTAGTTTATCCATAACAAAGTATGGTTTAACTTCTGTTTCTTCTTAGCAGAAGAAGCAGATAAGAAATTTGTATTGTTGATATTTCAACTGCAGCTGCGCTTTTAATTAAAAACCTTACACTGCCTGAACCAATTTTAGAAAAGAATATTTTATGAATATTACCAGCAGTTTGCCCGCTTGCTTTAATTTCATAACATAACTCTCTATCTTTCTTGGTTTTCTTAATATCACTTTTAGAACTTTCAGGAGGGTTTATAATTCCTAAAGCCGGAATAACTTGATTTGAAGTTTCGTCAAATTGGTCTTTATTAAGCCAATCCCTAAGTGCGGCGCCAATACCGTTAGCATCATAAATGAAAATTCTAACATTATAATCTTCAATTGCTTTTTTCAATTCTAATGATACTTGCTCATAATTTGTACTTTTTACTTCAAACATGTTTACGGTTGTGTAAACAAATGAATAGTCTTTTGGTAAAACTCTATATACTACTACAGCTGTATTTGCTGAACCATCTTTCGCCATATCGGCGCTAACCACATAAAACGAACCGTCATCTCTGCTTCTGGCTCTTCTTTCAGCTCTAATAACTTTCTTAAATCTTCAATTCTATTAGTTGTAAATGCTGCCCCTACTGGTGAACCACTTCATTTAGAACGATACTCTCTGTCAATTGAGTCATCATCAAAACTTGGAGATGATATATTTTCTCTCATTTGTTGAGCATCAAGCAGGCCATGTCTTAGTGGTATTTCATAAGAGCCGCCTAATACCATATATTTATCGGGATCAATAACCGAATAACATACAGTTTCCAATAATTTTTCATAAGCGAATGTTCCTTGATAACCAGCAGTTGTAACGAATATTTTACTACTATGAGGCTCATTTGGATTAATTTTTCCGAAATGAGTTTCTCTTTCTTTATTCATTAGCGGAATAATACGCTCATTAATTTCTCTTGGATCGTGGTCAATAACCTCTTCAAAAATACCTGAGTGTCTACGTCCACCACGAACACCAGATCCTGAACCTACAACGTCGAATACCCCACCATGCGTAAATCTAAATTCAGCATAGTCACCGCCTAGCACATAAGCGTTTTTAACTTGTCCGCCTCTACGTGTTTTTTGCATTTCATTTTCCAATAGCGGGAACTTAACCCATAAATCACCTTCAACTTTTTCTTTAGCAATCTGTGCGGCCTGTTTTTTACTGCCTGCAACAATAAACGATCTATGTCTTGGTGTTAACATTGTAAATATATATCTTGATAAAAAAGCGAGGAATGATTTTGAAAAACCACGTGAATAAGTGTGAAAAGACTGTCTATGTCTTGCCATTGCTCTTAATGTTATTCTTTGTGCAAAGAATAAATTAAAAGTAGATTCTTCAGCAACCATCATATCAACTAATTTATCTGGATAGACTAGAAACATATTAATTGTTTCAACTCATTTGTCCATATTTTTATCAATACGGTTTTTAGTTACCATTTTATCTCTAGTTTCATCCGTATCATTTAAGAACTCAATATAATCATTAATTTCAATAGGCATGTCATTTACTTCTGATATACTTTTACTCAAGGTCTTCATCAGTGATGCCTTCACTGTCTAACTCGTTGTCTATTTCCTCATTAAAATCTTCTTTAGCTTGTGAATAAGCATCCTCAAGAGAAAATTCCTCAGTAGCCTTTTCATTTGCGTCATCGTGCTTCTTTTTCTCGTAACCTCTTTTAATTGTTTCAAGAGTTTGTTCAAGACCAGTTGACTCTAACACCAATGTTCTTAAATACTCTTTAATATCATTAATTGTAGTATCAACTACATCTCTTTCGTAATTATCATAATATTCAAATTCAAAACCTTCTTTTTCTATATAGTTTGCCAAATCAGCAACAGTTCTTAAAACATCTCCTTGTGAAGACTCAATCATTTCATCGATTTTAGCTGTTTTAATAAATTTATTATAAGACTCAGAAAGATCTTTAATTTTTTTAATATTTTTCTCTTGCACAGATTTATCAATCATTACTGAAAGCTTACAAACTTTTTTAATTGAGTCGATTTGCATCGGATTGTTAATATCAAAGGCCGCAATAGTTGTCGAAAATAAATTCTCTAATTGAATTAATTCTTCAAAAGTATAATCAGGTCCTCACTTAACTTCTCCGCGTTTTACAAAGTCTTTCTTAACTGCTTCCATATTTTCTAACAGTTGAGAATGCGTAATAGTTCTTTCTCATTCTTTATTTGCTTTCTTTCAAACATCTCTAGTTGAAGTTGTATATTTAGGGTTTTCATCTATTTCTACATAGTATTTTATATAACTCCTAATAACATTGTCTTCATCTTTTTCTATCATTTTTATTCATTTATCTGGATTAAAAGGTATATTATACGTTCTACAGAAAAATCAGCATGTTCTAGATTGTTAGAATCTATCATATCTTCAGCACAATCGTAACAAATAGGTTGGGCTAAAGGATTGTTTGAATAGACTAGCTCTGACTGCTGATTACAAACAGGGCATTTTTTACTCATATATATTCCCCCTTAATTATATTTCTCATTCTATATATATTATATCATACATTCTCATAATCTCCTAATTCGGGAATGCAACTACGTACACAGTAGTTAATACCAAAATAAACGGGTCTAATTAAAAATTGACTTCTTGCAAAAAATTTGATATAATTATTATAGAGGTTGAGG